TATTCATGCAGAGAATGATGATGTAATTGACTTTAGAGTTGCAGGTGCAGATCAGTTTAGTATTAGTGATGGTGCAATCACTCCAGAAAATACTAACGACATTGATCTTGGATCTTCTTCTAAAAAGTTCAAAGACATTTACATTGATGGTACAGCACAGTTAGATGCTGCTAATGTTGGTGGCTCGGCTGTTGTCAATGTAGGATCTACTCAAACAATAACAGGTGTAAAAACTTTACAAGTGCCTATTCTACAAGATAGTTCAGACACAAGTAAAAAAGCACAGTTTGTAATGTCAAGCATCGGAACAAGTACAACTAGATCATTTACTTTCCCAAATGCTAATACAACTTTGGTTGGTACTGATGTAGCACAAACTTTAACTAATAAAACTCTAACAACACCTACAATCGCACAGATTCAAGGTGGTGGTAGTAACACATCAGGTCACACTGTTCCAAACTTAGCAGATGATACATTTGCTTTATTGGCTGCTAGTCAGACTTTAACAAACAAGACTATTGATGCAGGAACTTATTAATGAATAGATAAAAGAATATGTCACAAGAAGAATTAACTAGAACTAAAGAACAATTAAAATATAAAACTGCAGAAACCATAGTAAGCAACAATAAGGTTGGTGAATATGTTGGTAAACTTATGGATGCAGAAACAAAACTTTTATTGTTCTCTGAAGAGAATAAAGTTCTAAAAGAAAAATTAGATGAACATGATCAAGTTAAAGCTGATCTAAATGAAAAGAATAAAAGAGTTCATTCTCAAGAAACCAATAATGTTGCTTTGAAAGACAAACTTAGTGGAATTAAAAATCAACATCAAGCTGAACTAGAACATCATGGTAAGATTATTGACGATCTACAGCTTCAGCTTAAAGGTAAAGAGAAGATGATAGAAACAATGAGTGATGAACTCAAAATTTTAAAAGGTAGTAAAAAGAAAAGGAGTAAAGCTAAATGACTAATACTGTAATAGTTAAAAAGAACAGTTCTTCAGGAAATGAACCATCAGCATCAGATTTATCAGCAGGAGAATTAGCTGTAAACACAGCAGACGGAAAATTATTTACTAAGCACACAGATGGAACTATTAAAACCATAGCACAGGATCAAATTAATTCTGATGCTACAGCATTAGCAATTGCTTTAGGATAATATGGCAAACACATTTAAAGTTGTATCACATGATGTAATGCCTGCAAGTGCAGGTACAGCAGAAGATTTATACACTTGTCCAGGAAGTACAACAACAGTCGTCTTAGGTTTAGTAATGTCAAATGTTCACACAAGCCAAGTTACAGCTAGTGTTAAATTAGTTTCTGATACAAGTGGTGGTGGAAGATCAGCAACCAACACGACAACATTTTTATTAAAAGATGCACCTATACCAACAGGTTCTTCTTTAGAGATTTTATCTGGTAACAAAGTAGTCTTGGAGGCAACTGATAAATTACAAATTGATTGCTCTGTCGCTGACAAAGTTTCAATTACATTATCAATAATGGAGATTAGCTAATGCCATATGTCGGTAGTGTCCCTCTCGCTGTCACTGATACAGTTTCTGTAAATGTTGCGAATACAGTAACTGCAGGAGATCTCGAAGTCGATTCAGGCACACTTTCAATAGATGCTACTAATAATAGAGTCGGTATCGGAACAACAAGTCCAAGCAGTAAATTAGATATTCGTGGAACTGGTCAAGTAACTTTAAATGTTGGCTCGACAGACGGCACAACTGCAAGACTAACATTAGACGCAACTAATGGTGACGCATCAGGTGGTGATTTTCCATTATTAACATCTGACGGCACAAGCCTTAATATTGAAGCAAACAATTCAGGTGGTAATGCCTATACTACCTTTAGAACTAATGGTAGTGAAAGAGCTAGAATTGGAAGTGGTGGTGGTTTATCTATTAATACTACTGCAAACATTAATAATTCACCTCTATTTATTAGTACAGCTACTAATGACAATATAAGAATTGGACAAGAAACTCATGCATCAATACAAGCTGTTAATGATGCTGAAAATTCTTTTGTTGAAATGAAGTTAGACGGAAGCTCTTTACTTTTAAATTCACAAAGTTCAGGTAACGTAGGAATTGGAACTTCAAGTCCACAAAGTAAATTACAAGTAGCAACAGCTAATGGCACATATTCTCACTTTGGTTCTATTGGAGCTACTAATACACATTATACTGGAATATCACTAGGTTATACTGAGGGAGCTAACGCAAATTATAGAAAAACAGCAATAGTCCAAGAACAAATTGGTGACGGCAATGCAAGAGGACATTTACACTTTTTAGTCGATAATACTGCTGACGGTAATAGTGCAGTACTTGCTGATTCTAAAATGATGATTCATGGAACAAGTGGTAATGTAGGAATCGGAGAATCTTCACCTCTAGGTAAACTTTCCGTCAAATCTGCTGATAGTGGTATGG